ATGGCGAAATATTAGCCATAGCGTCACGTTTAGAGGATGCTATGGCTATCGCAGATGGTCACAGGATTGATAAAGAGGATTATGTTGTACAGGAATCTACTGATCAGCATGAACTATCTGAGATATATCGCTCATACTATGGAACAAGATCCCTATGACAGATGAAGAAGTGAGGGCGGCTGCACAGGCAGAAGCAGAGAGAACCTTTGACGCATTCATTATGTGGAGCAAAAGGGTTACTCTCTGGTCTATAATCTTCTTACTTGTTGTTGTGGTTGGTTGTAACTCAGGGGTAGAGGACGATACCTATCCTGCCTATAATGGCGAACAATATAATCCGTCCAATCTTAATGTAAAGAAATAAAGATAGGAAATCAAAATGAAAAGTATTATAACCGCAAGTTTGCTGACACTATTCGCTACTTCAGTATTTGCTAAAGATTTAACAATTGAAATGCTAAACAAGCGTGAAGATGGCGCTAAGATGGTATATTCCCAAGACATCGCACGTATTGATGTGGGAGATACTATCACTTGGGTGCCAACAAAAAAAGGTCACAATGTAGAGTTTATTGCTGGTCCGAATGGGTGGAAAGCACCAAAAAAATCAAAACTTAGTAAAGAAGTTTCTATTACCTTTGATGCTCCAGGCGTATATCTATACCAATGTACACCACATAAAACGATGGGTATGATTGCCATTGTAGTTGTAGGGGATGGAGATAATGATATATCAAAAGCCAAAGTGAAAGGTAAATCAAAGAAAGTACTAAAGGCTTTATTGGCTGAACTATAATGATTAAAAAACTAGTTAGAAAAATTCCAGAGTTTTGTATGACTCATTGGTTACTTAGAATACCTCTTATTGTTGTATTTTTGCAGCAAGGGCTTTCTAAGTGGCCTATTGATGTAAACGATTCTCCAGTAGAGTTAACATTATTAGTTTGGACATTCGTTGTGGTGGGTGAGCTAGGTGGTGCCATCGGTCTTATTGTTGGTGGGATGTTAGATTATGTAAAAAAGCTAAAAGAGTTTGGTGATATTATTACACGTTTTTCAGGTATCACCATGGCAAGTATTATAACAGGTGTGATTTGGACAGGAGAGCCAGAAAGTTTTACTGACGTAATATTGTATGATAATCTTCATGTATTATTGTGGGTAGGTTGTATGTACTTTGCTCTTAGAGGTAACCGTGTTTAAAATTTATCAAAGATATAAAAGATTTAAACAATGGTACGCAAAACTTAGATCAGAAGGGTGGGATATGTGGGATAGCTTTAGATGGGCGGTACACAATTCGGGAACTCATACGATTGATGGAAAAAATCTATAATTATTATTGAATTAAATATAACAGAACTCTGTGACATGAAATGTGCTTTTTGTCCAAGGAGTTCTGGTTATCCTAACTCAAATCTGAATATGTCTTTAGACACTTTAGATGTTATTATAGAACATGCAAAAGAAATGCAAAGTGTTACCTTTCATATATCAGGAAGGGGTGAACCAACACTACATCCAAACTTTTCAGATATACTTGACAGGCTTTCTACCTTTAAGGTAAAGCTTTCTACTAATGGAAATAGAGTAGACAAATACCTTGATAAGATAAATGAACTGCACAAAGTGGACTATAGCATTTATGATGAGTCTAAACTGACGCCACAAGAAGCTATAGATAAATATGATTTTCATATCGTAGACAAACGTACTAGTGCAAAAAATGTATATCATAATAGAGCTAGAGCAATCGAAAATGAACTAACACAATCTAATCCTAGACACCCTAAGTATGGGCTGTTTTGCGAAAAGCCTTTTTACGTTGTGTACATAAACTATAATGGTGATTACAATCTGTGTTGTAATGAGTGGATTAATCCAACTGTGTTAGAGAATGTTCATACACAAACAATAAAAGAATACTTGTCTGATAACGACATTTTGAAATCATTTCAAAAAGATTTACTAAAAGGAAAAAGAGAAAGATCTCCATGCAAAGAATGTAATAGACAAATGCATCCAAAGGCTGTTGACTTTCTAGATAAACTATATTATAATAGCTAAGTGTAAGTTTGGAGGATATATGAACTTTTATACTAGCGTTAATCGATACGGTAACTCTATCCTGTATCGTGGAGTAAATAACTACGGCAAAAGAATAGAGGCCAAGTACAAGTTTGAACCAAAACTGTATTTGCCATCCAATAAGAAGACTGCTAGACATACAGCAATGGATGGTGTTCAGCTTGAAGAGATCTGCTTCTCTTCTATGTCTGATACAAAAGACTTTCTAAAAAGATATAAAGATGTTGATAACCTAGACGTGTACGGAAATCAGAACTTCGTACAGCAGTTTATCACAGATAAGTTTCCTTCAGAGATAAAGTTTGATCGAAGCAAGGTTGATGTGTGTAATATTGATATTGAGGTTGCTTCTGATGAGGGCTTCCCTTTTCCTGAAGACGCAGCACATCCTGTCATCTCTATAGCACTCAAGTCAAGCCTAAGTGAGGTGTATCATGTGTGGGGTCTTGATGAGTATGATGCAGAGAATGTATACAAAGACGATCTTATTGTACAGTATCGTCAATGTAATAGTGAAACCGAACTACTTGCCAAGTTTGTAGAATGGTGGAACCGTAACTGTCCTGATGTGATCACAGGTTGGAACGTAAGGCTATTCGATATTCCATATCTTGTTAATCGCATCAAGCGTATTGGATCTGAGGAAGCGGTCAAGCGGCTATCCCCATGGGGGCTAGTCTCTCAGCGTGAGTTACATATCAAGGGTAAACGTATGGATGCCTTTGAGATTACTGGCGTTCAGCAACTTGACTACTACGATCTGTTTCAGAAGTTTGGATACTCGTATGGAGCACAAGAGTCTTATAAGTTAGATCATATTGCATATGTTGTGTTAGGTGAGCGAAAGCTATCCTATGAAGAACATGGCAACCTGTATACGTTGTACAAAGAAGATCATCAGAAGTTTATTGATTATAACATTCGTGACGTAGAACTTATTGAGCGACTAGAAGAAAAGATGGGTCTAATCACTCTTGCTGTGACTATGGCATATCGTGGTGGGGTGAACTACGGCGATACCTTTGGCACTACTGCTATATGGGATTCTATCATTTATCGTGAACTAAATGCCAAGGGTATTATTGTTCCACCAAACAGACAGAAAATGAAATCTTCATACCCCGGGGGATACGTCAAAGATCCCTATGTTGGTGCTCATGATTGGGTAGTATCTTTTGACTTGAACAGTCTGTATCCTAACTTGATTGTACAGTATAACATGTCACCTGAGACACTGATAGGCGGCAAGACTTTTCCACATGGTGTTGACTACTATCTTGAAAAGGATTGTGATACTGAAGGTGTGTCTGTGGCTGCAAATGGTTCAGCATATACAAAAGAGTTCCAAGGCATCCTTCCAAAGATTATTGAGAACTACTATGAAGAGCGTAGTGTTATCAAGAAGTCTATGCTACTTGCTCAACAGGCATACGAAAAGAATAAGACTATTGAATTAGAGCGTGAGATCAATCAGCTAGAGAATAGACAAATGGCTATTAAGATCTTGCTTAACTCTTTGTATGGTGCGTTAGGTAATCAATACTTTCGTTACTTTGATATGCGTATTGCAGAAGGCATTACACTATCAGGTCAGTTGTCTATTCGTTGGGCAGAGAACGCTATCAACGATGAGATGAATAAGCTCATGGATACGCTGGGTCAGGACTATGTTATCGCTATCGATACTGATTCGCTGTACATTAACTTTGGTCCTTTGGTGGACAAACTAAACCCCAAAGATACTGTCAAGACATTAAGTAAAATCTGTGAAGAACACTTTGAGAAAGTTCTTGAGAAGTCTTACAGTAAACTGTTCAAGAAGATGAATGCCTACAAACCACGTATGGTTATGGCAAGAGAAGCTATTGCTGATCGTGGAATATGGACTGCCAAGAAACGGTATATCCTAAACGTTCACAATAACGAAGGGGTGCAGTACGCACAACCAAAGCTTAAGATGATGGGCATTGAGGCTATCAAGTCATCTACTCCTGAGGTTGTCCGTAATAAGTTCAAAGAGATCTTTCGTGTGATTATTGAAGGTACAGAGCAAGAGACACAAAAGTTTATCTCAGAGTTTAAGTCTGAGTTCAAGTCTCTGCCACCTGAGGCAGTGGCATTCCCAAGAGGTGTAAGTGATGTTGATAAGTGGAGATCCAATCAAGATATTTACTTGAAAGGTACACCCATTCATGTACGTGGATCTTTGTTGTACAACAAATCAATCAAAGACAACTCTCTAGAGCGCAGGTACGAAACTATCAAGAATGGTGAGAAGATTAAGTTCATTTATCTACGCAAGCCAAACCCTATCAAAGAAAATGTGATATCGTTTCCTGCAGTATTACCTGCAGAAATACACTTGCATAAGTACATTGACTATGATATAATGTTTGAGAAATCATTCATCGAACCCTTGAAGTTTATTCTAGACGCTATAGGGTGGCATGTAGAACCCAGAGCAACACTAGAAGACTTCTTTACATAATGTATTCAGTAACTATATTTGAAAGCCAATATGATAATCAAACTCATCGTAAGCTAGACTTCGATGATTGGGATAAGTTTGAGAAGTTCTTATACAAGCTTTCAGAGAGACCACTAGAAGGAAAGAAAAATGCGGAACTTATTTCTCCTGCTGTCTATGAAACTGGAACTACACGATCCAATAAAAATGTATTGCATTGGGCAGGTTGGGCTGCTGTTGATGTTGATGATCACACGTTTGAGGGGGATCTAAAGGATGAGCTTATTAGCACTTATGGTAAGTACTATTTTGTTTGCTATTCTACTGCAAGCAGTAAGCATGGTCTACCGAAGTTTAGACTTGTCTTCCCTCTTAGAGCAACTGTGCAAAGAGAGTCTATCAAACATTTCTGGTTCGCACTCAACTCCGAACTCGATTCGATTGGAGATAAACAAACTAAAGATCTATCTAGAATGTATTATATCCCTGCTACGTACAATGACGCTTTCAACTTTATTTTTACTAATACTAGCGGTAGCTATATAAACCCTGTTGACTTAATGTCAAAGTGGGAGTATAATGAAAAGAAAGATAGTAAGAACTTTATGGATCGTTTACCTGAGGAATGGCAGAGACAGATCCTAGACTATCGTAAAGATAAGATGAGTAACAATGATATAGTTTATTCATCATATGAAGACTGCCCATTCGTAAACAAGAACCTTGTGCGTGACTTCAAGAGTATTGCAGGGATAGACAATAGTGGTAGGTATGCTATGATCTATAAGATTATGGTATCCATAGCAAGCAATGCTGTTGAGAAGCAGTATGCTATTACTGCAACTGAGATAGAAACTCTGTGTAGACAGATAGACAGAGACACTGGAAATAGATATGAGCACAGACCTTTACATGTAGAGGCAAACAACGCTCTAGAGTACGCATACAAGAATGGAGTTATATCATGAGTACTTTGCTAGACTTTTTAGATTCTGATGGCGAGTTAAAAGCAGGTAATCTTCCCGAAGAAGAATGGGTAAATATGCCTGAGTTCGTACAAGAGAAAGACGAACCATATGCAAAGATCATTGTTCGTTTTGAAACTAAAGAGGATCTTAAAGAGTTTGGTGAACTTATCGGACAGAAGGTTAATGTCAAGACAAAAAGTATTTGGCACCCAAGATTAGAGCATGGAAAGAATGCAGGACTACGGTGGATAGACGATGACTAGTCTCAACATTCTGAAACAACTTTCTAATACTGCAGAGAGTGATGAGTGCTATACACCATCAGATCAAGTTCTGCCATTACTAGAATACTTAGATAAAGATAAAACATACTACGAAGCTACGAGTGGAAAGAGTTCGAATATACTTGACGGATTTCACAAATACGGCTATAATATGATTGGATCTGATGGACGTGACTTCTTTGATTGTGTGTGTGATGATGTGTATGATGGTGTTATTACAAATCCACCCTACAGTTTAAAAGATAAGTTTATCAGACATTGTTATGATCTAGGTAAGCCGTTTGCGTTGTTCTTGCCTGTTGCATCATTTCAAGGTAAAAGACGTGGACAAATGTTCATGGACTATGGCATGTCTGCATTGGTTTATAATAATCGTGTGGACTTCACAGGTGGCGGGTCTCCTATGTTTGGTAACGCTTGGTTTATTCATGGGTTCCTGCCACCAAACACAATCTATTGGGTGAATAATCCGCAATGAGAAATAAGTATCCTGTATATGTAGTTTCCAAGAACCGTTGGGATCAGTGCAAGACTGCAGAGCTTCTTGATAGACTTTCTGTGGACTATCATATCGTGGTTGAAGAAGATCAGCTAGACAGGTATGCAGAGCACTTTGATCGTGATAAGCTATTGGTTCTTGATAAAACATATCAGGATACTTATGATACGTTCGATGATTTGGGTGATACTAAGAGCAAGGGGCCAGGCGCTGCTAGAAACTTTGCATGGGATCATTCTATACAGACGTATGGTTCTAAATGGCATTGGGTTATGGATGACAACATCTATGACTTTCACCGTCTAAATAGGAACGTAAAGGTTGCGGTCAGAACACTGTCATGGTTCAGGGCTATGGAAGACTTCTGTGATAGATACACTAATGTTGCTATTGCAGGACCAAACTATAGTAAGTTTTGTAAAGCAACTGATCGTGTACCACCACTTATCTTTAATACAAGAATATATTCGTGCCTACTGATACGTAATGATATTCCTTATAGATGGCGTGGTAGATACAACGAAGATACTGATCTGTCTTTAAGAGCATTAAAGGATGGTTGGTGTACTGTACAGTTCAATGCCTTTCTAGCTGACAAGGGTACGACTCAACGTGTAGGTGGCGGTAACACCAAAGAGTTCTATTCTGAAGAGGGTACACTACCTAAGTCAGAAATGCTAAAGGAAATGCATCCTGATGTTACAGAAGTGGTTTGGAAGTTCAATCGGTGGCATCATCATGTTGACTATAGACCATTTAGAAAGAACCGACTAAGAAAGGTTGATAGTCTAGAATACTCTAAAGATCCTGAGTATGGCATGAAACTTATAGATATCGGTAGAGAAAACATTGGTAGGCGTACTATTGATGATTGTTGGGAGTAAGATATGTTACCAGATGAAATGGAAGCTGAGAAAAACAGAAAGGTGATTGTTTCTCTAGGTAAAACTATAGAGCTGTTACAACAAAACGTAAGAGATTTACAAGAACAACTAAATGCTGCACATAAACGTATTACAGAACTGAAATACAAATGAGAATTATTGCTGGTCCATGTCAACACGAAACATTAGAGCAATCGTTAGAGATTGCTAATGAGTGTAAGCGTGTATGCGATTCACTGAATATTGAATACATTTTTAAAGCATCATACGACAAAGCCAATAGAAGCCATATTGATGGGGTTCGTGGTAGAGGTATGATCAAGACTATACAGGACTTCTTAGAGATAAAGAAAACTTTTCCTGATGTTAAGATCCTCACTGATGTACATTCAGAAGATGAAATTAATATAGTCAAGGATTTC